ATCATCTTATGTACTCAGCAAAGACTAACGCACCAAGAATAAAAGGATACAGAGCAAAGACAGCTTGACGGTTGACAGTAATGTCCTTACCTGCTGAATCAAGTTGACGTTGAATCATTTCGTAACGAACAAGGCATTCCTTCTCGTGTCCTTCGAGCCTAGCTATTAGTTCCTCTGTTCTAGTCATTACTTACCACCTGTTATAATAAACATTAACAACCCAGCTAAAAGCCCTGTCATCGTTACTATAGCAAAAGAACTAACAAGTGCTTCCTTTAGTTCTTGTTGTCTATAAACCGTTTCTTCTCTTTCTCTTGCTATGTTCTTCTTTAGTTCACGAAACTCTAAAAGTCCTTGACTACCGTATGCGTAGTTCAACATGGTTATCAAGTCTCTTTGTTGCGCTTCTATCTTCTTCTTTGCGGCAAAAGCTTGTATAGCCTCTGCTTCAACACTTTTCCTAAATACAACCTTCTTAAAAGGTGATGTTCTTTTTGCCTTGTTGTCTGCGTAGATAACATCAGATGCATGTCCGTACCAAGTACTTATCTGCATCATAGTGTCTTCAGCAGCTCTCCCTGCTTCTACCATTGCCTTCGCCATAGCAAATGCTTTAGAGGCTCCAGCAATAGCAGTAACAGGGTCAATCATTTACCAAGGCACGCCATCAGCAGTAGTTGGGTTCTTCTCTGCTTCAATCTTAGCAGTCAGTGCCGCTTCGACAGTGTCTTGACCTACAGACTCCCATACCCAACCTAAGACATCAGCCTCAGTCAAGCTGTCATAGGCAATGTAGTCAGATGCAGTAGGGTCTGGTGTAAAACCTACAGTACCGTAAGAGGATGCAGAGTAAGTAACAGCGTCGTCACCCTCGCCTACAGTTTCTGAATCAGTAGCCCGCCAGTGTGCAACGACTACTGCGCCGTCCATGTCTGCTGGTTGAATGTCACGCTCAAGTGTTGCAATAGTCCATGTAGTCATTAGTTAGTCTCCAAATACGGCTACACAAATAGCCTGTACGTTAGCGGGTTCAGCTGAGTAGTCGTCACCTGACTGAATTACATGACGGTGATACGACTGTGAAATTACAGCGCCGTCTTCTAGTACACGAGTAGCAGTCCGCACTTGAACAGAGGTTACGTCGTTACCGTCCTCGTTCTGAGTAGTGACTACTTCTATTTTGTCTGCTGTTACGTTTTTAGTTAATGCCATATTTTATCTCCTTATGGTTGTGGACTGTCCGACCCTAGAATCCACTAGAGTTAAACTTGATATGTAATTTGATAGTCGTAATTTTTATTAGCTAGTAAGACTTGATTACTTCCTACCGCAATACCGTCCATGCTAGTGAGCGCGAAGGTTGCGGTACCTGCACTAAGTTGAGCGGTAAAAATATCACCACTTGTTGTTGTTTCTCTAGCAACACCAACCCCGTGCATACTGTTAGTGCAAGTAAATGGGGCGCCCGTAAAAACTACCGATGAACCATTGGTCAACACGGCACTAAAAGTAATCCTGCCTCTGATGGATACGGTGTTGCCTATTTTTGTGTAGGTATTTGTTTGACTGCTTATTGTAAAACTTGCTGAAGATATAGTTAACGTAAACGTCCCTTCTTCATAGTCATCTAGCGCATTAGCGGCGGCTGTATCACCGTTGAACTTGAGGCCGTCTGCGTCAATTCTTGCGTTTTCTGTTCCATTAGTTTTGAAGGTTGTAACACCTGCGCTATCTAAGAAAATATCTGTCGGAGCATCTACACCAAATGATGTGGCTGGTGATATTTGTAGATTGCCTCCAAAAGTTTGAAGGCTACCGACTGCGGTGCCGTCTTTGCGTAACTCAATTATACTTCCATCGCTACCCTCTCTATCAGCATAGATAGCAGGTATACCAGTGTTTGTTCTAGGTTGGATATAGCCACTCGAATGTAAAGTAACGCCATTACTTGCACCTGCTAACGTACAGCCAACCAGCAAGTTGCCAAGGGCATCGATGCGCATGGCTTCTGAGCCGCCAGTGTTTACAAGTAAATTGTTTCCTGAGCTTCGTATGCTTGGGATACTACTTGTTCCACTGTCTCTAAAAGAAACTATACCCCCGCCAGAACCAGTGTCTTGGACCCGTATTTCTCCAGAAGAACCTTGAACGTGTAAATGAGTATCTGGACTGCTAGTTCCAATTCCAACATTTCCACTAGAGTTGATACGCATACGTTCTTGCCAGCTTATAGCGGAATCAGCGGCTCCTGTAACGGCGTTGCTAAATGAAAAGATACCATCATTCGTACCCATTCTGATGTAGCCAGCAAGTTGATTATTGACGCGCTTCCAGCCAGTGCTACTGTTATACGCATTGGCACTTAGATATGCTGAGTTTGCGTCTTCCGACAAAGATAAGTTTGTTCCAAGTTGTACAGCGTTAGTAACCCAACCACTTTTAGGAGATGTTCCAATTCCTACATTCCCACTAGAGTCGATGCGCATGGCTTCAGTAAAAGCACTTATGGCATCGTTTTCCGTACCGAAAATTAAATCGCCATCAAAACTACGAATAGTCTTTCTTTTCTGGTCAGTAGCCGCTCCAGAGTCAATTAAAAACAAATCACCTCTAGTAGTGCCTTCTATAGTTAGTCCGGTTGCGGCACCTGTTAAATGAAGATTAGAAGCTGGATTGCTAGTCCCAATACCCGCGTTGCCTGCGCTGTTAAGATACAACGTGTTGTTAGGAGTTGCAGCTTCAATTTTGAAAGGATAAGACGTTCCTGAAACTGTCGTATCTCTAATAGCAAACGACCCACCATACGATGCCATTAACCAAGTTTGGTTTCCTGTGTCAGTTTCTTGTAGTGTAAAGTTAGGAGCCGCTCCTGAACTTCGTATTCCTTTCACTGCATCAATACTGTAAGACGCACTAGGCGTACTAGTTCCCAGACCCAATGACTCCGCAGACGCATCCCAGAACAACTTCGGAGTCGTGCCAGTGTCTTCGTAGAAGCTGATGTCTCCTCCAGTATTGATGTTTAACTTAATTTTAGAACCTTCAAATATTCTAAAATCATTTGCATCTGCATTACCTTGACGTATTGAATATCCGCTTGTTGCTGTAGGGTGCGTAAGATTTAGAGTTGCGCCGCCGCTTGTAGATGTAATGTTGGCAGTAGCGGCTGCCGCTGAAACAGTAAGCCCGTCCATCGTGGCTGTGCCGTCAGCACCTACTGAAAATACTTCTGTTGGTGTTCCTGCGGCATCTTTGTAGCCACGAATCAAATAACGAGTACCAGTAGTTGCGTCAGAACGTAAATCAAGTGCTGTATGCCCAGAAGAGGTAGCATCTTGATACGCTTGAATTGCATAGCCCCCTACAGCCTTAGACGAGAAAGCATCTGAGCCTGTAGAAACAATCGTTCCACCATCAGCAGTCACTGTGCCTGTTACGTCTACACCTGTGGAGGCTGTGGCTAAACGAGCAGTATTGTCGTGATACAGAGTTACCGCACCTGTTGGATTAAACTGTGCAGAATAAGAAGTAAAAGATGGGTCAGTAATTTGAACAGTTGTTGCTCCTTGCAAACGCAAGTTGCCTGTTCCGTTATCTTTAATATAGCTATGGCTACCATCATGGTAAATCTCTAGGTCATCACTAGCACCAAACGTAGCCTTGTCATTGTCACCAAACGCAATGTCAGTACCACCAGTAGCGTTACCATTAGCAAGGACTTCAGCGAGTGTATCTACTGTACCGACTTGACTGTCTACGTACGCCTTGATTGACTGCTGAGTAGCCAATGCCGTAGCACTGTTACCTGACATATTGTCTTGGTCAAGAATGTCTGTGACTGTAACGGCGCCTGTACCTGACAGTCCGTCAAACTCTACAGTACCGTTAGCAGTAACACCTGCAAAGGTTGGAGAGTCAGTAGTAGCTACGCCTTGGTTCAATGCTTTGACAGAGGCTTCACTAGTCAGCTCAGAGTCCATCAAAGCACCAGCGGCAGTAACATTGGCTGTGTCAGTTACGTCTGCTGAGACTTCAATACCGTCCAGCTTAGTTCCGTCTGTAGCTACGTCACGCCCATCAAAGGTGCTGTTAGTAGTAATGGCACCAGTCATAGCTCCGCCAGTCTTAGGCAGTGCATTGTCAGCAGTAGTACCTTGTGCCGCAGTAGCGTAGTCAGCAGAGTCAAACGCTTTTACTTGTGCTAAATTAGTGACTTCTGAGTCCATCAAAGCGCCAGCAGCAGTTACGTTAGCTGTGTCAGTAACGTCTGCGCTAGTTTCAATGGTGTCTAGTTTGGTGCCGTCAGTGGCAATGTCACGGCCATCTACAGTACCTGTGACTGTAATGTTGCCGGTAAATGCGGGGTTATTTATGTTTGACTTGGAATTTACTGCTGTTTCAATATTGTCAAACTCTGTACCAAATTCAGCGCCTCGAATGATTTTACCTGAGTCGCCTGACGGTAAGGAATCTTTTGATGTAAAGTCAGTAGTCTTTGTATAGTCAGTCATGGCTTATTGCTCTCAGTAAAGTAGTCGTAGGTTTTGAAGAAATAAAATGAGGGTACTAACTGTCGCCAGCTTTCCCCTCAGAACTACTTACGCGTCGTGGACAGCAAGTACCAGACCAGCTTCTGGACGGTATACCTGAACACCATACAGGCAATCAGCAGTGTACAGCGTTGAGAGGTACTCTTGCTTGTACTGAGTCTGTGAACGTACAGCCATCTGCTCTGCGTGGACAAGAGCGTCCTTCTGCATGAGGATACAACCACGTACATTAGCCTCAAGTGTTGGGCAGTTGGATGAAACGTATACATCTACGCCATACAAGTTACCGATAAGGCCAGTGTTAACAGTTTGTCCTGATACGAAGTCAGAAGACGAGAACCGCTCAGTACCCATGATGGTGTTACGTACTACTGGAGGAACGATAATGCAACGTCCGTCCATTGGTACATCAGCATCATCCAACAACTGGATAGCTTGACGGAAGCCAGCGTCAGTAAAGACATCACCAGCAGCAACAGTTGAAGCAGCAAAGGCTGTCAGTGGAGTACCACCAGCAGAAGCAGCGTCAAAGTAGTAGCTGTTGCTGTTAACCCAGTCAGCACCAGAAGGAGCAGCAAGGTCAAGAGTACCGTTACCAAAACCAGTACCAGCGTTCATAAGGTCAGTGTCAACCTTAAGAGCCAACTGATAACCAGCGTCTTCAGTGTAGAACTGACGGAGGCTGTTAAGCGCCTGTACTTCTACAATGTCTTCGATGAAACGTGAGTACTCGAAGTGACGATCAACAGTGATCTGCAATTCGCCTTCTACGTTTGCTTGGATGTTGACAGCAGTGTCAGCAACCTTAGCAGAAGCAGCACCACGGATAGGCTTAGGAATGTGAATTACATCACCCTTCTTGCCTGTCATTGGAAGCTTCTTAACCAGAGGAGCCATCTTCAGGTTCTTCTGATAGGCAGCAATTACTTCGTCACTCCAGATTTCTGGAATAAAAGTAGCAGCTGCTGTTTTGTTGACGATACTTCCACCGCCAACCGTACCGGGATAAGTTTGAGTAGCCATTGTAATCTCCTAGATTATTTTACTCGACCCTCCGCATAAGCTGCCATAATCTCATCGGCTAATGCTGTATAACGGTCAGGGTCTGTTCTCATAAGTTTAATAATGTCGGCCCGACGATACACTTTCTTCCTTGTCCCTTGGCTACTGCCTCGTGCATTACCTGTACTAGCTGCCTTCAGTGTTTGCTTCCTAGCCTGTTTTTCAACGTCGGCGGTTTGCTGTGCAACTACTTTACGTTCTTTCCAGAGTGTAAATAGTTCATCAGCAGCGTCAGAATCATACTGTTGGTCAGCCGCTACAAATAGCTGAGTCCTAATCTTAGATGCTTTAATCCATTCTGCAAACTTAGGGTCTCCTAATATTGTCTGCATGTCTGGGTGTTTAGCTTGAAGCGTTGCAAGTGACGACTGCTTTTTGTACTCAACAGTGTATTGCTCTGCTTCTCTAATTTTAGGGTGGTTCTCAATTGCACGATTAACAGCACCTTGCGGATCAGTGAAGTAATCTATATCCTCTTCAGGCTCAACAATTTGTTGAGGTGCTTGAGTGGGTACTTGACTACTAATGTAATCATCAACCACTTTACGAAGTTCTCCTACCTCACCGGACTGACGACCTAAAAGCTTTTCAGCTTCTTGGTGCATCTGTACGACTTCTTCCAGTGACTTACCTTGGTACTTTTCTGGAACGGTAGACTGCTCTTGAGGTTGTTCAGTTTGTTCTTCTACGTACTGAGTCTCATTTGCTTCTTCGTTTATATCATCCGCGTTTTCCACTTCGGGTTGCGGGTCAACTAATGTTGCTCTTGACATTACTAATCTCCGTGATTATAATCATTATGGAGTTATTGTTTACTACCTGCTTTTTCGTGTTCCCTAGTCCATTTAATAGAAGCTCCGGGGAATGAACCATCGGAGCCGTTTAGGTGGAAAGACGGGGCAGATACCATTTTTGTAGCGTTAGCGCCACAACCGCACCTACTGGTTGTAACACCATCCTTTACAAACTCTTCAAAGACATGTCCGTTAGTGCAACGGAAGTCGTATACTTTAAACATCTATAGGTTCTTCATCTTCAGCTTCTGCTTGATCGCGTGCAGCCTCGATAGTTCCTTGTAGGTTGATAACAGTAGCAAAAGCAGCGACTTGACCTTTGCGGAAATGTAAGTCTTCCAGATCTTTAACTGTTTGAATATCTGCTAACTGTTGTGCGTTGGTAGAAAGCTCGTTAACGAGTTGTTTGAAACCTTCATGATTAAACAATTCATTGTAATTGTTAAAGTATGTTTCAAGCTCGGGTGTCATAGTTTCCTCTAAAGTTACTGTGTATACTAATAGTATATCATGTTTTTTCTTAGGTGTCAAGCTTTTTTTGTAGTCTTTCTTCTACGGCCTGATGCAGTAACTGCGTGTTTAATTTTAACTGGTCCTGTCTTACGTTTAGAAGAAGACTTCTTTTCTGCCGCTGTCATCTTAGATGCTACAGCCTTGGGTCTACAAGAGGGATACGGACGTTTACTTTTACTAGCAGACTTACGTCCACATGTTTTACCTGTCTTAACATCAACCCAGTCTTCTTTAAACCACTTGGTTAAGCCTCCCTTGGCTTTACTCATAAGTACCACCACGTTTCTTGTACTCTTTAGTCAACCATCCAGAAGCATAAGCACTAGGCCAAACCTTATACTTGCGTTTAGCCTCTGCCTTAACTCGTGAGTATAAAGCCTTGTTTTTAGGTTTAGGACTACTTTTTGCCTTTGCCATTTTTTACTCTCTTAACAGCAGCCTTCATCTTAGCGTCCATTTTCTTGTTACGCATTTGCTCTGCCATCTTCTTTTGCATAGCAGGACTAGGTGTCATGTTCTTTTCTCTTTTGTTTGCGTCCCTAATACGAGCTTCTACTTCTTCTTGAGTAATTCGCTTTACGGGCTTTTTTGCTTTAGTCGCCGCTTTCTTTTTAGGGGGACGACCTACTTTACTTCCGTATGTTCCTTTTCCTTGTGGCATATTACTCTCCTTACCATTTAGATTTATTAGCCCAATAAGCGGCTGACATCTTACCTTTTGAAATGTTCTTAGCATGTCTTGCCTTGAACGATTTACGCCTTGCTTTATCTTTAGCAGTAGTAGGGTTTTTACCTGCACCACTAACGCCTTGTTGTCCATATCTAATAGTCTTCACCTTGTCGCCTTCCTTAGCAACAACTACATGAGACTTCTTAGGATGATTAGGCGTCCGCTTTGGTTTGTTGAACCCGCTTACTCCTGCTCGTGCTAGTCTTGGGTCTTTCTTTGCTGGCATTAGATAACCCCTCCACCTTGGTTTCCAGTTGGTTCAGCTGGTCCTCTAGGACTTTGAGGCGCTGGAACGTTCCTTTGAAGTGGTCGTTGACTTGGTCCAGCAGGGACTGCATTTCTTTTTGCGTTATTAACATTAGTCTTACCTTCTATTTGCTTTTCTTTGAGGAGAGTATCAGCCACTTTCATACGGCGTTCAAACTCTTTATCTTCAGCATCACCTTCACGAAGGTTTCGAGTGATAGCATTGATCTTATCTATTTCTAGTTCTTGCGGTACAACAGCAGCTTCGGCAGCTAACTTAGCAGCTCGCGCTTGTGACTCTTGAGCCTGTGCAGACAGTGCCTGAGTCTGTGACTGCTGGAACTGCATTTGCAACTGCTGTGCCTGTTGTTGCATCTGTTGCGCTTGCGGGTTAGGTTGTGAAGCTTGAGCAAGAGCTGCAAGTAATTCTTCACGGTTAGACAAGTTCATATTGTCAACAACTGATTGTATTAATGTGTTGTACAGTGGTGAGTCTTTACCCATTGTTTGTAACAACTGTACTAACTGAGTAACTTCGTACTCTCTTGCAATAATACCAAGAGTACTACTAGCATTAAATTTGTAATCAGCAACAGGGTAGTTTTCAGGATCAAACTGCATGTAACGATACGCTGCTTTCTTAACAAAAGGAATTAGGAAAGACTGTTGGAAGTTAATCAGTGTGCGTTTATGACGTTTAATAATAGCGCCAAGAGACATACTAATACCAGCGGCAGTACTCTCGCCATTA